CATCCAGTTCACGACTGCGCCTATGATGCAATGATGTTAATGTACGGAAAGAACTAATGGAATTTTATACATCAGCCCACGCATTTGGAGATAAGATCCTTGTGCGTGGTTATGAGAATGGTCGCCAATACAAACGCAAGGTTGACTTCTCCCCAACTCTCTATGTCCCAGCAAAGAAACCCTCCAAGTGGCAAACACTGGAGGGAACATTCGTTGATGAAGTCCAGCCTGGATCCATTCGAGAGACTCGTGACTTCATTAAACGCTATGAAGGTATCGAGGGTTTCCCAGTCTATGGTCAGACCAACTACGCCTATCAGTATCTCAGCGATACATACGACAGCGAAGTCAACTGGGATATGGAACAAGTCAAAGTCTTCACTATTGACATTGAGACTAAGACCGAAGGTGGTTTCCCAGATATCAAAACTGCCAACGAAGAAGTTCTGTTGATCACCATTAAAGATCTACAGTCCAAGCGTATCATTACTTTTGGTACTGGTGCATTTGTCCACAATCGTGACGATCTGGTTTATGTAAATTGTTCTGACGAGCAACACCTACTCAAAGAGTTTATGGTTTTCTGGCAACAGAACTATCCAGATGTCATCACTGGTTGGAACACCGACTTCTTCGACGTGCCGTACTTGGTTCGCCGTATTGCACGTGAACTTGGAGAGACATTCTCTAACAAGATTAGCCCTTGGGGTTATGTCAATGAACGCAAGACATTCATCAAAGGTAACGAAGAGATTCACTACGACATTATCGGTATTGCTCAGTTAGACTATCTCGAACTATACAAGAAGTACACTTACTCAAAACAAGAATCTTATCGTCTTGACTATATTGCCGAACAAGAACTAGGCGACAAGAAGAAAGAGAATCCAGGTGAGTCATTCAAAGACTTCTACACAAACTACTGGCAACATTTCGTTGAGTATAACATCCATGACGTAGAGTTGGTTGACCGAATGGACGACAAGATGCGTCTGCTTGAATTGCATCTAACTATGGCTTATCAAGCCAAGATCAATATGGAAGATGTTTACTCACAGGTTCGTATGTGGGACTCGATCATTTATAACCATCTGCGTGTCAAGGGTATCGTGATTCCAGCGAAGGCATTCTCTGGTAAAGATGCTCAGTTCGAAGGTGCGTTCGTTAAAGATCCATTGATTGGACTTCACAAATGGGTTGCCTCGTTCGACTTGAACTCGTTGTATCCTCACTTGATTATGCAATACAACATCTCACCAGAGACTCTGACTTCAGAGAAACTCCCAGTGACTGTTGACAAGTTGCTTGCACAAGAAGTTGATACTAGCTACGCACATAAGCGTGACTTAACTCTCACTGCAAATGGTTGGTGCTATCGTAAGGACATCAAAGGGTTCATGCCTGAATTGATGGAGAAGATGTACAAGGATCGTTCTAAGTTCAAGAAGCAGATGCTTGGCGTTGAACAGGAATATCAGAACGATAAGTCCAAGGTTCATCTCCTGAAAGAAATTAGCCGACTGAACAACCTGCAGATGGCGATGAAGATTGCGTTGAACTCTGCCTACGGTGCGATGGGTAATCAGTATTTCCGATACTTCGATATTCGTATGGCTGAAGGTATTACCACATCTGGTCAGTTGTCCATTCGCTGGATGGCTAACAAGATCAATGCGTATATGAACAAGGTGATGAAGACCGAAGGTAAAGATTATATCATTGCCATCGACACTGACTCAATCTATCTGACTCTCGAGAAGTTGGTTGAACATACCTGCGAAGGCAAGACAACCGAACAGAAGATCAAGTACATGGACAAGATCTGCGAAGATATCTTTCAGCCGTTCATTGATACTGGTTACCAAGAGTTGGCTCAATATATGAATGCCTATTCTCAGAAGATGGTTATGAAGCGAGAAGTTCTTGCCGACAAAGCCATCTGGACTGCGAAGAAGCGATACATTATGAACGTCCATAACTCTGAAGGCGTGCAGTTTGCTAAGCCGAAGGTTAAGGTTATGGGTCTTGAGATGGTTAAGTCTTCGACTCCAGCTGTCATTCGTGACCAGTTGAAAGATTCCATCAGCGTGATTCTGGAAGGCGACGAAAAGAAACTACATAAGTATGTCACAGACTTCAAGAAGGTATTCCTCGAGATGCCTCTGGCTGATGTAGCATTCCCTCGTGGTGTTAATGGTCTGAAGCAGTATGCTGGTTCTCCAATCTATTCAAAGGGTACTCCCATCCACGTTCGTGGTGCCTTGCTTTACAATCACTACATCAAGAAGCATGGCATCGATAAGAAGTATGCTGCGATCCGAGACGGTGACAAGATTAAGTTCGTGTATGTTCGTACGCCGAATCCTCTGCAGGAAGATGTGATTGCGTTCAGTCAAGAGTTGCCGAAGGAGTTTGGATTGGAAGCATACATAGATTATGACAAACAATTCGAAAAGGTATTTCTTGATGCGCTTCAGATTGTCATTGAGCCACTAGGCTGGAAGACTCAAGAGGAAAGTTCGTTAGAGGATTTCTTTGGATAACATTCGCATTATTAAAACTGGCATAAATGTATCAAAGATACTAGCCCAGTTAAAGCAACACCCAGAAGACTGGGGAAACCAGAACAAGATCGAAGGCGTAGAGTCTATGCTTGATTATGGTTTCCCTCAAGTCCAAGCTGGTGTGTTGCAACTCGTTATGGGTGGTGTAGAAAAGCTAGGCGACTATGTTGGAGATACAGAGATTTGTATTCCAACACCAGCTGCTTCTCGTCACACTGAAGTGATTCGTTTTCTTAAACGCAATTTTAAGAAGTTTAGTAGATGTGGTTTCCTCTCACTCCCAGTTGGTGGTGAAGTTGGACAACACATTGATATCGGTAGTTATTACCAAACAAGAGATCGCTATCATCTGTCCATCCAAGGCAGATACATATACACAGTAGGCGATGAATCTGTAACGGTAGAACCAGGAACATTGCTTTGGTTCAATAACAAACTACCTCATGGCACTAAGAACATCGGCGACTGTGTCCGTGTTACTTTCGTGTTCGATGTCCCGCACAAATAATTGATTTGCAATAGGGGATGGTGTATAATATATTTTTAGGAGATGGATATGAAAGTTTTTAAGTTTTATGCTGAGTGGTGTGGTCCATGTAAAGGGCTTAGTGCTGTTGTTAAAGGTGCAGCCGATAAGATTACAGTTCCTATTGAAGATGTAAACATTGATGAGAACATTATGCTCTCTCAACAATTTAAGATTCGTTCTGTGCCAACTATGATTTTAGTAGATGCCCAAGAAAACGAAGTCAAACGCCATGTAGGTTTGATGAACGAATCGCAGCTATTGGAATGGTTAAAGTAAATGCAAAACCCATTGAGGAATGTTATGAATAGTGTAAAGATGAATCGTCTTGAGTTGCTCAAGATTGTGAAAGAAAATGCCACCAAGCATGTGGCTGATTATGATGAAGCTGTCGAAGACTATAAACTCGCAGTTGTGAAACTTGCTAAAGCTAATCTGAAGTTAGCCAACACTGGGGAATTGGAACAGATTCGTAAGATTAAGAATCTTCCACAAGCACCAGCAAACTATGCTGAGAACTACACAAGAGCAATTCGTATGCTTGAGTTATCTGTTGAGGAAATCATTGAAGTCGAAGAACATATCTTCAATCAGTTGGTTCTCGATGAGTGGGGTTGGAAGCAACAATTCGTGGCACAATCTGCCTTGTATAAATCTCTGTAAGGAAAATTATGAGCATTCTTGACAAAATTAAGAAGAACACTACAATCAAGGACTCTGCTGTCCTTAATGTATCTAAGTTCTTCACTAAGAAGGATATGATTCCTACTTCAATTCCAATCATCAACGTCGCCTTGTCTGGTCGTCTTGATGGTGGTCTCACTCCAGGTCTTACAATGTGGGCTGGTCCATCTAAACACTTTAAGACTGCATTCAGCTTGCTAATGGCTAAGTCTTACCTTGACAAATACCCAGACGCTGCTCTGTTGTTCTATGACTCTGAATTCGGTACTCCACAGTCTTACTTTGATTCCTTTGGTATTGATACTAATCGTGTTCTCCATACACCTATCACTGACGTAGAGCAACTGAAGTTCGACATCATGCAACAACTTCAGAACGTAGATCGTGGCGATCGTCTGATGATTGTTATTGACTCCATCGGCAACTTGGCTTCCAAGAAAGAAGTTGAAGACGCCCTAGATGGTAAGTCTGTTGCGGATATGTCTCGTGCCAAACAGATGAAGTCATTGTTCCGTATGGTCACACCTCACTTGTCTTTGAAAGACATTCCGATGGTAGTTGTTAATCACACCTACAAAGAAATTGGTTTGTATCCAAAGGACATCGTTGGTGGTGGTACTGGTTCTTACTACTCTGCTGATAACATCTTCATTCTTGGTCGTCAACAAGAGAAAGAAGGTACTGAAGTTATCGGTTACAACTTTATTATCAACGTAGAAAAATCTCGCTATGTTAAAGAAAAATCTAAAATCCCTGTCTCCGTATCTTTTGATGGCGGTATTAGCAAGTGGAGCGGTCTGCTTGATATTGCACTCGAGTCAGGACACGTTGTCAAACCTAGCAATGGTTGGTATTCGCAAGTAAATATGGAGACTGGTGAAGTTGAGGATAAGAAGTATCGCCTCAAAGACACTGACACCAAAGAGTTCTGGATGCCGTTGTTGACTCAGAAGTCGTTCTATGATTACATCAAGAACAAATACTCTATGGGACAATCTGATATGGTTCAGTCTGATGACTTGGACAAAGCATTAGAGGAATTAGAATTCGATGAGTAATCATCTAGCGAAACCGCCATTCATCGTTCTTGAGAATTCCCGAACTGGGCAAGAACGATTGAGGTTGACAGAAGGTGATTACTCAGGTATAATCTTCTCTTACGGTGCGGTTCGCTTTGATGAAGAAGGCGACACCTGCAAGATGCATTTCGAGTATGAGGTGCATGAAGATGCAGGTGTTACTTACATCAAAGAAGAACTAGAGCAATATCTTGGTGACTTGTTGCAGTTTATTATTATGGATCAATTGCAACAAAATAGTATTTCCTACACAGGCGGGGTTGATGAGATTAGAACAACAGATTCTGAGCAGACTGATTTATGATGAGAACTACTGCCGAAAAGTAATTCCGTTTCTAAAGCGTGAGTATTTTCTCGACAGAAAAGAGTCCATCGTAATCAGCGAGATCTCGGAGTTCTTCACAAAGTATAACAAGCCAGTAACTAAAGATATTCTGGCGATTGAAGTAAGCAACCGAACTGACATCAATGACAAAGAACTTGTAGAAGTTAATTCGTTCATTGACAGTCTGGTTGACGCACCAACCAACGATGAGTGGTTGTTGACTAACACGGAGAAGTTCTGTAAAGACAAGGCAGTGTATAATGCGATCCTCACATCAATCCGAATCCAAGAAGGACGGGACAAGACTTACACCACTGACTCAATCCCATCTATCCTTTCTGATGCTCTTGCCGTCTCTTTTGATAATCACGTTGGTCACGATTATCTTGATGACGCTGACTCTCGCTATGAGTTTTATCATCGTGTTGAAGAGAAGGTTGCTTTCGATCTTGAGATGTTCAATAAAATCACTAAAGGTGGATTGTCTAAAAAGACCCTTAACATCGTTCTTGCTGGCACTGGTGTTGGTAAGTCTTTGTTTATGTGTCACGTTGCTGCTGGTGCGCTAAGTGCTGGTAAAAATGTTTTATACATAACAATGGAGATGGCTGAAGAACGGATCGCCGAGCGTATCGATGCGAACCTTCTTAACCTAACCATGGACGAATTGAAAGTGATTGACAAGGATATCTACGAATCACGACTGGCTAAACTAGCTAAGAAGACTCAAGGTAAGTTGATCATCAAAGAATACCCAACTGCTGGTGCCCATGCTGGTCACTTCAGAGCATTGCTTGAAGAGTTGAAGTTGAAGCGAGAGTTTACTCCCGACATTATTATGATTGACTATCTGAACATCTGTGCATCACAACGAATGAAGCAAGGTGGCTCGATTAACTCTTATACATATATTAAGGCAATCGCTGAAGAGTTGCGTGGTCTTGCAGTTGAGTATAATGTTCCGATTGTATCGGCTACTCAGACTACTCGTTCAGGTTATACGAACAGCGATCCAGGTCTGGAAGATACCTCAGAATCTTTCGGACTACCTGCCACTGCTGACTTTATGTTTGCGTTGGTAAGTAATGAAGAACTAGAGCAATTGAATCAAATTATTGTTAAACAACTCAAGAATCGTTACAACGATCCAGGGTTTTACAAACGATTTGTTATCGGAGTTGATAGAGCGAAGATGAAGCTGTATGATGTCGAAGCATCGGCACAAGAAGGTTTGATGGATGCTGGACATAAGAAAGAAGATGTTCCGATGTTTGATAAGAGTGATTTTGGTCAACGTGCTAAGGCTGAGAGTTTTGACGGTTGGAAATTTTAAGGAGAAAAGAAATGGTTAAGGTAATCGTAGCAGATAGAAAATATGACTGCTCTCACCTACAGGGTCAATTCCTAGATGAGTCACATTACGACATTTTGGTTGACGAAGACGCTGATGTTTATATGCCAGCTAACTGCGATATCGCAACCCAAGCTGAGTGTGGTACTGGTAAGGACTGCTCATCTTGCGATAAGGGTACTGATGAATTGCGAATTGTATTTAAGTTCCGTAAGAACTACTTCAGTAAAGAACAACAAGAACAAGCATATCTTGGTCTGCGTGAAGCTGCAGTAGAAACTCAGAACCGTGGTATGGCTGCTGGTCCACGTGGCGAGAAGCTGGGTAATCGTGAGTGGGTTACTGAGTATGAATATGATATCATTGATTATTTCTCTAACCCATCTGCTAACCTTTTTGGTGAGGATCCTATCGAAGAGATCCGTGCATCACACAAAGGTAAGAAAGAACAACCATCCACTCGTAATAATGTTTGGGGTATCCAAGCAGTTAAGAAAGATGGTTTTGATTTCGAATCTTGGGTTGATGCAACTAAGAAACTTTCTAACGACGAGATGAAAGCAGAAGCTGATCGTGTTGTTAAGAAGTATGTGTGTTCCACTACTTACGCTAATGGCGTGTTCTCTGGTATTGCTGGATGGTTTGATCGTTACCCACGTATCCCTTATGGTCGTGCTACTTCTTACACTGCACGTGAACCAGAAAAGTTTGCGATGGCATTCCCATTCCTGCAAACTCTTGCTAAAGGTTTCAAGGATTTGCTCCCATGGCGTTACAACAATCAGATGGAAGCTGCCAAGAAAATTGACCAAGGCTTCTTAGTTCCAGGGACTCCATTCACTACAATCACAGTGAACAAAACATTCCGAACTGCTGCTCACTACGACGCTGGTGATTTGACCTCTGGTTTATCTAACCTGTTGGTTCTTTCCAACAATGGTAAATACTCTGGTGGTTATTTGATCGCTCCTGAGTATCGTGTTGCTGTTAATGTGCGTCCAGGTGACTTGCTGCTGATTAACAATCACGAAGTTATGCACGGCAATACTCCAATCGTTCTTGAAGATGAATCTGCTGAACGCATTTCTTTGGTTTGCTATTTCCGTGAGAAGATGCTTGAGTTGGGTTCCAAGGCATACGAAGATTGTCGTTATGAATATGTTGAGTCTCGTCGTCTCAACAAAGAACATCCAGGTCATAAGAATGAAGACGGCTCTGCTCGTCACTTGTGGAATGGTGTGAGCCAAGGTATGTGGGAAGACAAAGAATGGTACGACTACTGCGAACGTAAGTTGGGTACTGAAGAACTCCATAAGTATCACCCACAATCTGTGAAGTCAAATTCACTAGAAGGCTTCTTCTAATGTATTCTGTTCTGGCTGCCTTTCCTACCGCTGTGTATATTTCTAACGTAAATATAACAGAACAGGAGTTGAACTTTATCAACGAACATGCTGCTGGTTCTGAGAAGTTAGTTTATAACAACTATATGTCAACTGAAACATATTTACTAGATGCTATAGAACTAACTTCTCTTAAAGAACAAATAACTAAACATCTTAATGTTTATATAAGAGATGTAGTTGGTTACGATATTGATCTTTATTTGACTCAATCTTGGAGTAACTACAATCCAAAAGGTTCTAGTCACCACACACATAAACATAGAAATAGTATAGTTAGTGGGGCTATCTATTTGACAGAAGATCCATCACCATTTGTATTAATGAAACCTGAAGATGATATGCTAGTGCCAGATGTTTCTAAATCAAATCAATATAACTCTCCAGTTGAAGTTATCGATGTTAAGAAGAATAATATTCTGTTATTTCCTTCTCATATTAGACATGGTGTTTCTCAGAATACAAGTGAATTGACTAGAGTTTCTGTTGGATTTAATTCCTTTTACCGTGGTATACTTGGTGCTTCTAATTTACCAGCTATGATGAAAGTGGAGCTAAAATAATGTGTGCAGTTATTGGTGTTGTTATTGCTAATCCAAGAGCAGTACATTTTGATATGATTAGACGTGTGTTCCACGAATCTCGTATTCGTGGACTGCACGCAACTGGACTCTCATACCTAAAGGGTGGAGAGATTCATACAATTAAAGAACCAGTCCCAGCTGATGAGTTCAAACATTTAGATAATTTAGAGGAGATGGTTAATGGAGATGGCACTCTTTACCTTGTTGGTCACTGTCGATATAGCACTAGCGATCTATTGTATAACCAGCCGATAGCAAATGAATCAACATCAGTTGTCCATAATGGTGTTATTACTCAGCACGATCCTGCTGATTGGGAAGTCTTGCACGGCTACGCATGTGAAGGAAGAAACGACACCGAACTCTTACTCCGTTCACTCGCTGACTACAGCCCATTAGAACATTGGAAAGATGCAAGTCTTGCTGTATGTGAGTTGCAAGTAGAAGGTAAACTCCGAGTCTACCGCAATGGTAAGCGTCCATTATACTTGACAACTTTGGATAATGGGTGTATAATTACCTCTACTGGCAATATTGCTAACAGAGCCAATCTAAACTATGCAACAGTGCAGATTCCGATGAACACATATCTCACTTTTGATTCTTCTTTGACTATGATGGTAGACAAAGTTGAGATTGAAGGTGCTGTGGACTACCAATGATTTTTGTAAACTCAACTAAAGTCGAAGACATTATTAAGAAAAGCCCAGCTGGTAAGAACACCAAGTTCTTATCGGCTGCACACTCATTGTGGACTCGCTTTCATAATTATGAGAAGTCTTTACCTATGGCTTATGAAGTCAATGGTGAAGTTGTATCTCTAATCTTTGCTACATTTAATCGGGATGGATATGCCAACCTCTATGAAATCGTCACACTCGAAGGTAAAGAAGGAAATGGATACGCAAGCAAATGCTGGGATGCTTGGATCAAATACGCAGTCGAAGAACGAAACGTGCAACGACTTAAAATCTCATGCACTCCATCTTCCGTTACGTGGCACAATAAAAATGGTCTCATCTTCTGGGCAGTCGATCCAACTGGCTCTCTCAGATCTGACCAACCACTATTTCCTACGAGAGCAGAACAAATAGACTATCGTAATAATGCTATCGTCCACCCACTCCAAGCCCTCCCACCTTATAAAGCTAGAACACAATTCTTAGCAGAAGGTTTGGAATCATATAAGTGGGGTGAGAAGAAGAAAGCCAAGACACAGAGTGCTATTGATGCTGTGGGTAAATCTTGGTTACGTGAAGCGCTGATGGATCAACCATCACTTGAGAGTTTTCTAGAATGAATTTCGCTCCACTATTTCCCACTCTAGTTGGGCACACCAATAAAGAATCTAGTGTACCACAAATATTAGATATTGCTAAATCTTATCTTTCCGATGACACTAAGTTGTTCAGGGGATGCGATTATAAAACTACATACGGGTATGTTACTAATGATACTGTTGACCCAATGCTTAGTGGTTTCTGCGATCTGATAAGAGAAGCATCGTCCTCTTGGTTAACTGCAAACAATTATCAGCAACATCCGATAAAAAGTATTAACATCTTCTTCAATGAGATGCATAATAAAGATTATCACCCAAGACATTCACATGCGAACTCTCATCTATCTGGTGTGTTTTATCTTAGCACACCAGAAGGTTCTGGAGAATTTTGTTTTATAGATCCTAGTCCAGTTTTAGATGTTCTTGATTTGAGTTGTGGTACTTATACTGGAAAATTTAAGATAAAACCAAAGGCTGGTTTACTAATAGTATTCCCATCTTGGTTAGAACACGAAGTAGAACCATGTGGTTCTGCAGAAGCTAGAATTAGCGCACCTTTTAATATTGTATATGGATTACCGTAAAATTGAAAATCGCCGAGAGGCATTCATCCGTTGGTATGCTTGGTCATTGAAGTATGATGATTGTGACCCAGCTGTCTGGGCTACTAACTATCTCAACGATCGATATGAGCACAACGATGAAGAACGCATCTGGTTGGCTTGGTTATATGGTAACACATATCAACTGCCAACTGCATGGGTACTGAAGAACGAATTTCCTGACTACGAACTAGCTGACTTGGGTCGTATCACTGACTGGAATTCTAAGAACTACAAACGTCTTCGTTATCAGACAGACACTAAGTGGAACAAGGGGCATCTCCCTGCTATGTTCGAATCGTATCAGAAGTTTATTGGTGATGGTACACAACGTGAGAAACTGGAGTCATATTATGGAGACAATGAAGAACAAAACTTTACGAACTTGTGGAATGTTCTTAAAGGTAGCCTTCATAAATTCGGGCGTTATTCTACTTGGTTCTATATGCAACATCTTAAGCACACTGCTAATATTGTTGTTGAGCCCACTAGTCTTATGCTGGACGATTATGATGGCTCTCGTTCTCATCGTAATGGACTTCTTTATGCCCTTGGACAAGAAGACGATGTGGATCGAAAACTCACTGCAGTGGAGTATGGAAGACTTGAGGCGAACAGCCGAGACATTCTCGAAGAAGTACGACATAGATTCCCAGAAGTGGCAAGTCAAGTAGACTACTTTACAATGGAAACCTGTCTTTGTTCTTTCAAGAAAATCTTTCGCCAGAAACACGGACGTTATCTTGGTTACTATCTTGATCGACAGGCTGAGGAGATCCAAGTTGCAGAGAAAGATGGATGGGTTGGTATTGAATGGAGTGTGCTCTGGGATGCACGCAATGAAACAATAGATTTGCGCTTAGATACAAAACAGGGTATAATTAAGGAAAGGTTCGGCGACTTCTTAGCTACTGGTAAGATGACTGGCTTGGACTGGATGTTTGATGATGAAGAACGTGTTGTTACTGGATTGGAGAATTTCTTATGACACATAATGTTGGTGATTTGATTGTTGATGATGGAGACCTGAAGGTTGTGACTGATAATGGTCTTTCTACTTTGACTGGTATTTCTAATTCAGTGTTGACTGCGGGTGCTGGAATCAATAATGCTTGGGTTACTACTGCTCCACTCAATGGCGTCAGTGCTGGAACATTCAAACCAGTTACTGCAGACGACTTGCTCGAGAAATACGAGTTCAACCAATTCGTCGTCGAGCATAAAGTTCAAGAACAAGAACTCATGAAGTTGAAAGAAGAGAATGTAAACTATGCAGATGAGATTAAAGAACAGATGGCTAAGAACTGTGCACGTGAGTTCATTAAGAAGCTAACTTTCTCTAAGAAGCATGATCTTGATACTAGTACTCACTCTTTCCGTGGTCGTGTTTGGGTGTTCACCCGAGAAGAATTGGTGAACCTAATCGAAGATGTTAAAAAAGGTAACGTATGATGATTGATAAATTTGGTGTTCAAGACGAGATCAAAGTCGAGTTGATTAAGAACACTCTAAAGACCCGAAAGATTATCGCTGTCGGTGGTGTTCCAGGGACTGGTAAGACTACTCTGTTCCGTAAGTATATGGAAGACAAACAGTGGGTTGAAACTGCTCCAGCTAAACTGGTAACTGCTATGTACAACTCTGAGAAAGACCTATACATTCTCGGTAAGTACGACGAGGGTGAAACCTTTGCTGGTACTGATCGTCTTTCGATGGCAGTTCAACCTCCACTCCAAGAGTGGATCGCCTCCCATAACTGTAATATCCTTTTCGAAGGTGATCGAGTCTTTAACCAATCATTCCTAGAGTTCTGTATGGGTCTCCCGAACACCGAACTGCAGGTGGTCTATTTGAAGGCTCCGAAGGATCTCCTCGAACAACGCTACAAGGATCGAGGCTCCGACCAGTCCGAGCAATTCCTAAGAGGGCGAGAGACTAAATATAGTAACATACTGTCTAATTTCGACTTGATGTCCTATATTACTGAGTTCAATAACACTAACTTAGAGGAGCAATCGAAAGTCCTTGCGCACATCGAGAAGCAACTTAGTTAAGCAAGACTTTCTGGGAGGCTATGCAATTCCTAGAAAACGCCAACTACGACTGGATGGATCTGCTCAATTTCTATGAGCGCCCATTCCGTGCTAAGTTCATTCCAGCTAAGATATGGAAAGACCTAGACGAGTATGAAAACGACTCTGTGGGTCTTTCCAACTATGTTAAGAAGTGGCGCACAAAGATAGAATGGATTCAGCAAAAATCTAAGGCTAAGGTCTATAATGACTTCATCGCCATTGGTGGAGAATACTCTCCCGAAGATCGCCAATGCACCTTAATCATTCATTCACTTAATTTCGATAGACATCCATTCACCTGTGAGTCTTGGGATCGTTTCAAGTATCGTCTAATTCAAACTCTGATGCATGAGTTGATTCACTTCATGCAGTTTGATCGTAGAGATGACAGCTACAGTAACTACATCGTTCCATACAAAAGAGTTGGTCAGAAGAAAAAGGATGAAGAGAGAAGATATCTCTCTGAGTTCGACGAGATTCAGGCATACGCTCACTGTGTATACCTAGACTTCAAGATGTTCAAACCGAATGTCGATATTGATACTTTACTTGATCGCTGTAAGAAAAAGGTAGACTCCAGAACCCTTCACTACTTTCTGAAGACATTTGACTACGACTTCAGAAACAATGAATCACCTCGTAAGATTATAGACCAGATCGGTAAATGGGATAGGAAGTATAATCGCTTGACCTAAATAGTTAGTTATTACTATAATCACTAACTATGGCAGCTTACAAATACGCAGACATGGCTGTAACAGCCAAGACGATAGCAGACTTTCTGAAGAAGAAGGGTCTGACGTCTTCTGTTAAGACATCACGCTACCAGACTCAAATCAAGTCTGTAGAAGTTGCGTTCCCTGGATCTATTGAAGATATGTTAAAGCAGGCAGGTATCAATGCCAAATTAGCAGACATATCTTCGACAGACGAGAAGGCTATCTCAGGTAAGTACAAAGCCAAACTCTTAACTCTTAATGCAGGTATCACTGGATGCGCCAAAGGATCTACTTGTTTCATCCTGAACACATATACTGAGAAGGGTTCTCTAAAGACTAAAGACCTTGCGCCAGAAAAGTTAGACTTAGCTGGAGCCAAAGGTTACACTACTCTTGCTTCTTTCGATAAAGCAGTGTATGATGGTATCGATAACCTGAAGGTTGGTTCTGATATCAAAACTGCTCTGACTGCTCTATACAAATCAGTGGCAGATAATAAAGCTAAGACAGACACAGTGTCATTCAATGCTGCTGCTAAGAAAGCAATGGCGAACATTAAACCCCAAGACAAACAAGCCATCGGTAAAGACTTCGGTGAGATCCTATCACTAAGATGGTATCTGACCCAAGACCACGGTAAGGGTTGGACACAGTTCGGATTCTCTGTTATCTCCAACGAAGCCCTTGTTGACTTCTATGTGAATAAGACAATCGGTGGAAAGAAGATTAAGTCAGATGTATCTGCCAAGTTCGAAGCAGGTGCTGCTCCATCTATCGGTGCCATCGTTTCCAACATCGATAAAGTTTACAAGTCTCCGAAAACAGAAGAGAAGAAAGCGATTGATGTTCTAAAGGCACTAGCTGGAGAAGATGGTAATACATCAACTAAGATCCTCAAAGCATTCGAGACTCTAAAGCTACCAGCATACACTAAGCTGAAGTCTGTTATTGGTGCTAAGGGTGTGTTCAGTATCGCCGATGTATCATCTTCTATTCAGAAAATTGCTGATGCTTCTAAGACCCCAGCAAACCGAATTAAGATGTTCAATACTGAATACGCTAAGGTTTATGAAGAGTTGGGTAAGAATGCCAGTTCTGATTCACTGGCTGTTGTATTCAGCACTGCAACCTACAAGAAGTATTATTCGTTAATCCTAGCCCCGATGGGTTATGCTCTTGTTGAGTATATGAATAAGAACAAGATCTACCAAGACATTCTAAATAATATCAGCCGAGAGATGAAGACTGAGCAGGTCTATCTAAACTTCTCTGGGGACAAAATGGTATTCCATAAGAAGCTATTCTCTAATGCAGAATTTAAGTTTGCTTATGGAGCCAACGCTAAGGACTCCGACAACACTGGTATTAAGTTCTCGATGAAATAATACGAATTATAAATAACTGTATACTACTTTATAGATGGATTAAATGAAAGATTACAAACAATTCCTAAAAGAACTCCCATCCAAGACGGTTGTTCTAGCCTGTGGTAAGTTTAACCCTCCAACGATGGGTCATGAACTTGTTATCAAGGCTGTCAAAAAGCTCGCCGAACAAAAAGGCGCAGACCACGTAATCTATGCATCCTCTGCATCAGATAACAAAAAGAATCCCCTATTAGTAGAAAAGAAACTCCAGTATCTTAATCTGGTATTCCCTAAGACTAACTTTGTTGAGTCCATGGAAAATATGCCAGCATTGATTAAGCAACTGAAAGAAAATTATAAGAACATCGTAGTTGTTACCAGTGCAGATAAAGCTGGCGCAATGCGACGCTTAGGTGTTGAGGTTATCTCAGCTGGCGAGAAAGATCCAGACTCTGATGACTCACTCCGTTCTGCTGCAGCCAAAGGGTTGTATGAAGAATTTAAGAAGGGTCTTCCAACTGCGGTTAGAGAGATTGATTCTCGCCGTTTAATGAACGATGTTCGTATCGGATCTGGTCTGGAAGCTATCAAAGAACAAATCAACTTAGTTAAAGACGATCTGCGTGAACAATATTTCCGTGGAGAGATTTTCAATGTGGGTGAGATCGTAGAATCCAATGGTGAGCAATTTGAAATTGTGAAGCGTGGATCGAATCACTTGCTTGTAAAAGAAGCATCAGGTAAACTTACATCGAAGTGGATTCAAGACGTGCAACCTACTGAACAGATTAAAAAACCTAAGAAACACCCACAGATTAAAACTGATATCTGCGGGCAGTGTGGTAAAGAACACACTGGGGTTTGCCCAGATGATTTCAAGAACCCATTTGACCCGATGTTCAAGGAATCATTTAAGACATGGAGAAAGAATAACAAATGACAGAATTAACAGCAGCTATTAAAGTAGCATTGGCAAATACATTCGTAATGTATTTCAAACTACAATCTTTCCACTGGAATACTGAAGGTAAAGACTTCTCTCAATATCACGACTTCTTTGGCGATTTGTATGATGATGTTTATGGCGCAGTGGATCCACTAGCAGAAAACCTCCGTAAGCTAGATGTTTATGCACCACATAGCCTGATGGAGTTGTATAGTCACAAGACTCTTATGGAAGAGAATGGTATTCCTGATATCAATGGTATGTTGCGTGCTTCTCTTGCAGCCAATAACGAAGTCATCGCTAGCCTAAATAAAGTATTCGCTCTTGCAAATAAAGAAAACAAACAAGGTTTGGCTGATTTTATTGCAGGTCGTATCGATACACACGAGAAGCATGGCTGGCAATTGCGTGCTTCACTAAAGGGATAAAATGAAGTCGTTTATAACTTACTTAACCGAAAAGAAAGATGCCTTGGGGCATGGTTCTGACTCTAAGTCAGATAAGTTAACGCACATTCATCACGCTGAAGATCGTCCAATCTTCCACGGATTCTCTGGTTTTGAACACGCCCATGGCGCATTGTCTCATGCTCATGAGCACATGAAGGCTGGTCACCACAATACTAATCTTACAATGAAGTATGATGGTTCTCCATCAGTAGTATTCGGACACCACCCAAAGACTAAGAAGTTCTTCGTTGCATCTAAGTCTGCGTTTAATAAAGACCCGAAGCTAAACTACTCTCACGAAGACATTCAGAAAAACCATGGACATGCTCCAGGTCTAGTTGCTAAGCTAGGTGCTGCACTTGAACATCTACCGAAGGTTGCTCCGAAGAGTGGAGTTTATCAAGGTGACTTGATGCACTCACATGGTGATGTGGAACACGACAAGAAGTCTGGCACTGCAAAGTTTACACCGAACACTATTACCTACACCGCAAAGGGTGACGAAGCTAAGAAAGCTGCAGCATCTAAAGTCGGTGTAGTAGTCCATCAGAAGTATGAACACTCTGGTGGTAGCAAAGAACTTCACGATATGGGTGCGACTCCACATCCAGATATGCACAACTTCAAACAACACGCTGATGTTCACTTGAAGTCTGCTGAACACGACACAAGCAAGGTAAATTATTCCGAGAAAGACCAAAAGGAATTCCACGGACATATGGCTTCTGCAAAGAAAATCCACGACACTCATGGTGGTTCTATGTATGCAGCAATGCACCCAGAACACAAAGGTGAAGGTGGCCATATGGGTACTTACATTAATGCTACTGTGCGTAATGATGAAACTCCATCTGCTTCTGGTTTCCAATCACATGTGACTGGTCACTACGAAAAGCAAGCTGCTAAACTGAAGTCTGAAAAAGGACAAGCAGGTAAACGTGCAGCTGGCGCAGAACAAGTTGCTCATATCGAAAAGAATAAAGAACACTATGACAATATGTTCAAGATGCATGGGCATCTACAGAAAGCTAAGGATGTTCTAGTTAAGAATTTGAATCAACACACTGGTGGTTTTGAACATCATATCGATAAAGCCAAGACTGATCCAGAAGGTTTTGTTATTAATCACGAACACGAAGGTAAGACTGAACCAACCAAACTGGTTAATCGTAAAGAGTTCAGTAAAGCCAACTTACTAAAAATTAAAAAGTGGAATCAAGGCACATGAAATCATTCATCGACTATTTAACTGAGAGTGGCTGCACATGCTGGAAAGGTTACAAGCGTAAGCCTGGAACTAAGCCATGTGAAGAAGGTTCTTGCGTTAAAGAAGAAACAGAATTAGACGAAGCTGCAACTGCCGATGCTAAAGGTTACAAGTCTTCTACTGGTGGACTAACACAAAAGGGGCGTGATGCTTACAATCGTAAAGAAGGTAGTAATCTAAAGGCTCCAGTAACAACTCCACCATCTAAGTTAAAGAAGGGTAGCAAAGCTGCCAATCGTCGTAAGTCTTTCTGCGCTAGAATGTCTGGTGTAGATGGTCCAATGAAGAAGCCAAATGGTGAACCAACACGTAAAGCGTTGGCACTAAGAAAGTGGAACTGCTAATGTTTTCATTCAAAGAATTATTCGAAGCTAAAGACGCTGGTGGTCATGGTTCTGAAAAGCACCATGTGACTGCCTTTACTCGTATGAACCCACCAACAACTGGGCACATGCAGGTTATCAGCAAGCTACATGCTGTTGCCAAAGAACACGGAGCAGAACACTCTTTAGTGGTTTCTCACTCCAATGACGCTAAGAAGAACCCTCTAACACCAGAGCAAAAGATCAAGCACTTGAATCGTTACTCTCCAGAGACTAAGGTTTCATCTTCTTCTAAAGAATCTCCAACAATCTTACACCATGCAGCTGCTCTGCATAAGAGCGGAGTTCAACATCTCCACGTTGTTGCTGGTTCAGATCGTCACGAACAAATGCATAAGCTACTTCACCAGTACAATGGTAAGGATGCTGGTCATGGTCACTACAACTTCAAGAGCATTACAATGCACTCTTCTGGAGATCGTGATCCAGACTCTGAGGGTACAGAAGGTATGTCTGGTACTAAGATGCGTCAACATGCACACGAAAACAACTTTAAGGAATTCCGTAAGGGTGTTCCATCTCACGTTTCTGACAAACACGCCCACGAACTAATGAACGATGTTCGTAAAGGTTCTGGTATCAAAGAAGAGACCATTAGCTACGAAACATTTATGGAAGCACGTATGTCTGCTGCTGTTAAGCTACAGAGAGCATTTGAACGTGAACAACAGAAGTCTGCTGCTTCAAGAGAACGTGCCAAAGAACTACTAGCACCAAAGAAGCCAGAACCAGTTAAGGAAGATATGCAATTCGAAGACTTCGATGATAAGAATCTTGCCAAACAAGATCTTGCTAACAAGAAAAACAAAGGTGGTATTCGTGGTAACGTAATCGCTGCATTAAAGCGTAAAGCTGGTATGTTAGAAAGCGTTCATGATAACCGCACTGGTTTCACTAAACGTAAACGTGAAGATGATGAGTACCATAATGGTGGCGATCTGAATCGTCATACATATAAGTACAAGGTTTCAAAACCAGGTGTTAACAATGGTGAGAAGCATGAACGCCATGTTACTACTCCATTGACATCACGCAAGAAACACGAACTAGAACATTTAGCTAGAGCGCATCTGACTAAACAGGGATACGAAATTCACGAGGAAGCTATGCAAGAAGAACAAAAACGTGGTCCATACAAACAGAAGTCTGCTGTAGTCATTGCACCGAAAGAAAAGAAAGCTAAGACATACGGTGACATCGTTTCTAAGCTACGTCCAGTTGCAGAAGAAAGTGAAGTATACGCTAAGGCTGAAGAGAATAAGCGTTCTGCTGATGCAGCTAAGAAGCAAGGTAATATGTTTGATCACCATATGCACATGGCTGATCACCACGACAATCTAGCACAATGGCATTCTGAGAAGGGTCGTCATAGCGTAGCAGACACTCATGCTTCTAAAGCAGAAGAACACCATGAGAAGGCTATGGGGTTCAAGGAAGAAGTTGAACAGATTGATGAGATTTCACAGAAGTTGGCTGGTAACTACTACGGTGCTGCTACAAAGAAACACATCGAGAAAGTTGGTGTAAAGCCAGATATGTACAATCGTATCGAAAAAGATATGGGTAAACAACGTAAGGCTGGTGTTGATCGTGCGATGGATCGTGTCACTGGTTCTCGTAAAACCAATGAAGAAAATGAAACACAGGAGAATCAAATGGGATTAAAATCATTCAGCACTCTAGTTAAAGAAGGGACTTTACAATCGTCTGGTGATGATTCTATTCCTACATTGACTAAAGCACCAGTAGCACCTACTATTGCTCGCAAGTACATTAAAGGTACTCCAGAGAATAAAGCATTGAAAGCATCAAGCAAGCCAATCAATGGTCATCCAACTGGTAAGTACAACGAAGAAGTTGAAGTTATCGGCGAAGCATTGGATCCAAGTGAGATCGCAAGCAATCCAAGAATGTACAGCGCAGATTCTGCTAAGAAAGCATACTATCACAAGAAAGCGTCTGCCTCTGATAAAGAATCTCTTGCTCGTCATCTAGATCGTCATCATGGTAACAAAGAATGGCGTAAACCAGTTAAAGAAGAAACTGAATCCATCGACGAAGGATATGCTAAAGTCGAGACTAAGAAGTACTCTTGGGGTACTATGAAGACTGCCCACCATGGCGCATCTTTCTCTGTTCCAATGCACCCAGAACATCACAAAGCTATCCACGATTTGAAAGATCAACAAGAACATAAGTTCAAGACTGAAGATGGTCGTCACTGGACTGCTAAGCGTCAAGGTGATGATGTTCACCTACACTCTGCCAATGATGGTCCAAAGACTAAAATCAAACACTCTGATCTAAAAGAAGAGTTGGTTGGTAAGCAGGTTAAACTTGACAAGAATAAAAATGGTAAACTAGACTCTGACGACTTTAAGAAACTTCGTAAGGAAGAAGCCGAACAGATCGAAGAAGCTAATCATCGTGAATTCGCTTCTCAAGGTAAGATGCACCCAGACATGGCTAAGCACATGAAGGCTGGTCACGAGATGGACTTCTATCACTCTAAGACTGGTGATAAAGTATCTGGTGTTGTTAAGCATGTAAGTTCTTCTGAAGTTCACATTAAAGCCCATAAAGATGGTAAGATGGGTGCTGGTGAAGTCCACAAGTTCAAAGTATCTTCTACTCTAGACGAAGCAGCAAAACACGTAGCACCAGCAAACAAAAAGCCAGCTGTTGATGTGGACAAGGTGAACGCTGCTGGACAAGAACCACACCACGAGACTTTCGAAGACCACAAAAAGGTTAAGAAAGAATCTTTCTCTGCTGCTGAATTGTTTCAAGCATTGAAAGAAGGTCTGTGGCCAGGAACTCCAGAACACACTGCCAAGTTTGGTGACAAATATAAGCAGTCTCAAGGTGGCGCATCTGGTATCAAAAAGGGTACACGCTACGGTGGTTCTCTCCAAAAAGACGAACCAGAACATGACGATGATGCTCCAAAGGCAGGTCGTCCAACAGGTGCCAAATCTGGTGCTCGTAAAAATCTTGGCAACTCAAAGTTGCATAAATAATAATAGTCCAATATAAGGAGAACTAAAAATGGCACTATGG